AACTTGAGTTCGCGACACAGACTTACCACCTGCGATCTTGCCAGCTACATCTTTAAGGGCACCAGCCACAAACGACGAAACATCCGACTCGTCAATAGACGCTATTCCATTGTAAGCACGGTCACCAGTCAAAGACACGGATGCTACATCACTAGACGATTTCCTAGAAACAGCAAATCCAATCTTTCGCCCCTTGCCGTCCTCGTTAATAGCAATCACGTGGTCTTCTTTCGTAGCCACTATAGCCATCGTATCACCGTATTTTTCACTCACAGCATCAGCAACACTAGAAACCAGCTCTTCCATGCTGTCACGAGATGCCTTCTCAACTGACGCTCCAAGTATATAACCCATGCTCTTGTCTCTCTCCCTAGTCTACTACAGACCAGTCCTCAGCCATAATATCCGTCTGACTAGCAAGCCAAGGACATCTGGCACCAGGTGTATTCTTCGAATCGCCAGGATACTCGATGTAAAGATAAGGAAGAGTCATGCTTGAATTTTCATCAGGAAACTTAGCCCTAACCACTAAACCCTTACCGTTCCAACCTTCTCGCTGAATAGACTTGCCTCGCTTAACAGCAACCAACGCACCAGAAAAACTCACTCTTCCCTCCTTCTTTTCTCACCAGTATCTTTATTCGCCAGCTCCCTCTTGACAACTTTCTTTACAGCTGGCCCAACACCTTCTACTTTTTTTAGCATTCTGGAATTTGTTTTCCTAGTTTCTTTTAACAATTCTTTAATATTATTTCCAAGTGCCTCGTTTACACTCTCATTCGCAGGTGCACCTTCGTCACCACCACCCATCCCAAGTTGACCAGGATCAACCTCTGGATATTTATCCTGTATAACAGCCGCGACACGAGCCGCCTCAAACGCATCAGACTCATTTTCAGATGTCTTACTCCTGACAACCATCGTTGCATCATCTTTACTAAGGTTGAATATTCGCTGCAACAACCACTCTTTCGGGAAGTACTCAGCAAGCGTCTCAATTAGACCGGCCTGCGCATTCATAACCTCAATCTGTTGTAACTCAAATATGCTACTAGGTGCAGTCATCCTGGTATTCCACTCAACCGTATCAGGATCGATATTGATAGCCGCCAGATGCGTTCTCAACACCTGCCTAATGCCATTTCTAAACTCACGCTGAACCCTCAAACACATCCTAGCAAAACGCACATCCTTCTGAGCAAGCCCGTTGTCAGCCTCAGCATCTCCACCATAATAGCTTCGAGGGATTTTCAGAGCAGTAAACATCTTATCCCTGAAATACTCAATATCCTCAATAACATTCCAATCAGGGCCAGACAACACCTCAACACGAGTGGTATCCTTACCTCTCGTCGGTATCCACATGTCATCTTCTGGCGACAGATTGTTATTCCTAAACTCAAGCTCTCCACTGGCATTTACGAACGTCTTCTTCTTGTAAGATCTCCTAGTATCCCTGATTAAAGCCCTTGCCTCAGAAGGTGGCAGGTCACCAGTGTCAACATAAAATGCGTACCGCCCCGGGCTCCTCGTGAGTTTGTATAAAAGCGCCGTATCCTCCAACATCGCCAGGCGCTTCCACACCCACCTTGCTGGATCCATAGTAGATATACCATACAACGAACGAACATATTTAGACCTTAGACGCCAGTGAACAATCTCCCATGGCTCAAAGAAAATCATCCCCTTCTCTTCCAGGTCTTTAATCATCCTAGTTTTATCGTTATAGGTGATTTTATCTATATTGAATCTACCATTAAGATCCTGAATGAACCCTATCAAATTCCCCTTCTCATCAACCAAGCGCCTCATTGTCGGAACAGGCAAAGCATTCATCCCAACAACACCAGCCTCTGTAATAATCAATTCTGAGAAGAGATTCCCGTATTTGCATAAAGTTCTAACATACAACCAAATGTCTTCTTCAATCCTCAACCTACGATGAAGACAATCATCAAGAATATCACGAAGGATCTTATCCTTCGATTCAGCCCATATTGTCCTATTTCTCAACGTGTCAGTTATTGTTGTGTCATCACTTATAATGTCCAAAGAACTAGTAAGCTCAGGATAATCGTCCATATGCTCATAGTCAGCATATCGCATCATGAGTTCCTGATCTAAGGTCAGTGCAGCCCTTACACCATTTACCCTAGCATTGGACACCGAAACATCTACAGGATTCCCAGACGGATCATCCAGAGAATGACCTTTACCCTTATTGGTGATTTGTTCATTGTTATCGCGTTTAAAGAACTTAACTATTCTATCCCTAAATGCCATTTGTCAATCCTCATCACCAAATAAAATTGGCACATATCGATTACGACCCACACTCTCTTTTGCCGCAATTATGGTATCATTGTCAATTTTATCCGCAGGTACCAGTGGAGAAACCCAAGAATGATCGTGCGAAACTCCACTTTTTACACTCGCCTCACGAGTCATTGGCACCCTAGATCCGAACTGCTTAAGCCCCCAGACACAGCCTGCAACTCCGTCAGATACATCGTCTGATCCAGCTAATGGTTTGTCAATCTTCCCCACCAGCCGATCATACTCCAATTGCTTAAACTCTGTAATGAACGGATCATAATGATATATCTCTATTCTGTTCTCGTAAAATGCCGATTTCAACTCCTCATACGGATCAACAGACGTATCCATTGATATGATATACGGCTTAACTCCACGCCTCTTTATCTGTTGGTGCATCTCAACATATTGATATGTATCAGTTGACATCCCGGAAAACTGAAACCCCATGTCCATGAATTTATACATCAACACTCGTATATCAGGCATATAGATCTGCTCAGCAGGTGGAGGAAGTATCCTCAACATAAAATCCATTATATAAAATGGCTCCATATCGGCATACTTTCCACCCTCAATATCAGTTCTTACAACCTCAATCCACCTATCTATATGGCCTATGCAAAACCCCGTAGCATCCCCTGAAACCGACGTATCTATATGGCACCACCTCATAGCATTTGGGTTTATAATCGGCTTGTAGGCATCCTCAGTGTACCCCCCAGGGAGCCTACGCTCATACTTCCTGACCAGTTTTTCCCAGTCAATTTTCCCTGGCCCTCCAGAAACCCACTCCTCCCTATCAAACGGGTGCTCTCTATCCTCACTGGTGCAATCAACTATCTTCTTCGGACGCTGTATAAACTGAGAGATTGCCTCTGTCGAAAAACCAGCAATATCTCTAAGAGAATCTTCCATGTTGGCTTCAAAGTCATCTTTGAACTCAATAGGGATGTCCATTATGAATGCATCATTAGCATCCAGATATTCGTCTGTTATCGTATAATACTCATCATCAGATATGATCCTCGACTTAGTCGCCGACGTTGAACACAACACATAGAACTTATCACCACAAAACTTCTCATCTGGCTTAACAGTCCACTGTGTGTGATCCAGTACGAAAAACTCAGGATCCTCCCTGCTCTCCCTCATCTTTCGCTCTGTAAATGACTCTGTAGTCGCAGCAGACGACGCTAGGATAACCATCCCTGGAAACCCACCACCAGCCTTCTGAAAACGAGACTTGATCCTTCTAACCATCCCCCTATACATCTTCTCAACTATATCGTAATGAGCAGCCTTTATCCTCTGACCAAATCCAGTTGCTATTTGCTGCCCATGTCGCTTAGGTGGGAAATTTGTATTATGAACAACTACGCCATCAGCTATAAAAGTATCATACTCTGTGCATATAGAATATGTCTGCTCTGGCGAAAGGAATTCAACGCTATCAACACATTCTTCATGAAGCCCACTAGGAACACTTAATGTTCCTAGTCGCTCTCTCCTGACACCTGCGAACTTGAATTCGTCGCCATTAGCCTGGTACGCACCTTTCCAGCTATTACAAGATCCACAAACTCTCTTGGCATATCCATCCTCAACTAAAACAGTGTCACCTAAGCAGATATCCCTCGCATGACAATACACAAACCACTCACCTCGTTTAACTAGAACAGGGTGATCATGCGAAAGAGTCAGCTCCGATGATTGCGTCCCAATAGACACCAATGGCTGAACAGTTGACTCTTTTATTCTCCAACTTCCACTTCTTAATTTGCCATTACCATGATCAAGACACATTATTTTATGGTTACATCTCTCTGACTCAACCATTCCAACCAGATCAGCAACCGATAAGTGATATAATACACCATCATTATCAAACGTTACAACGCTTTTCTTAGTAAGGCACTCGTCAAAAATGCAAGCAATTACATCGGTACCCAATACTCTATCAGATATGTATGATCCGACATTAACACGAACCCCATTCGGAAACAAGGTGTAATCTTTCCTTATATCAGGAGAACACTTCCTCATGAAATAAGGACTCATCTTTATCTTCTCATCAACCGCAGCCTTCAAAACATCACGAGACAATGCCAAGTTCTTCGAGATCAGAGGTATAACCAACGTAGACGCAGGAGAAAGTCCAAGAGACCTCTGAGGCGATATCATACAAGAATACTCATATAGCAACCTACATATCACAATAGAGGCCCCGTAGCTCTTTCCAACACCAATCGAGCCTGTTGTAAGGAACTCCCTGTATGTAGAATCGAACAACCGTATCAGGTCACTTTTAAGCTGAGGATATATCGAAGCACAACCCTCTCCAAGATAGTAAGGATTCTCTATGAACTCCTGCATATTCACTGGCCTTGTACGATAGGTGTGATCATACAACGCATCATGTACTTCACTCTCATCCTCTCCAAGCTCCTTGCTCAAAGCGGACATCAACTGCATCTCATCATCTGTAAGATTTACTAGTGACTTATCGAACTTCGACTGTACTTCTTCTACAGTTAGTACTGAACCCCTACGTCCATTCTTACCTGTTACTATCAACCATCACACTCCATTCACTTCTTAGCTCTATACACCTCTTCACGTACACAACTCTCACCAAGAATAAACCTCTCCACTATACAATCGTATTTCCCAGCCCTATCAGTACACTCCTTTTCCGCCCTCTCAATTGCCATTGCCTTATCCTGCCCTACAAAAAAAACGTAAGAATGGTTCTCAGAATCTCCCCACCTAAGAGCAGACACTACATACACACAGCCAACGTCATTCTTCACTGTTGGTGAAGCACAATCTCGCTGCTCTACCACCGCCTCAACATTGGCTACATTCATAGCCGTTGCAAAACAATCATAAGGGCCATCCTCACAAATTACCTCACCAAACTCCCCACCCCTCAAAACAACCCAATATTCACATCCAACTCCCAATGCATCTTCGATCTCATGTATCATAAGCCCTATGTCATCTCTACTCTTGTATACAAATTTCCTTCCATCAACAATACCAATCACCGGATAGTAATCAACTATGGAACACAACATATCATAATTCTTCTTCAAGCTACATAGCGATTCTTCAATGCTAGCCCTGTTCTCATTGGTGACCTCAATATCAAACATCATCAAATACCCAATATTTTTGCCTATCCTTGTCCATCTAACCTGACCCCTTATCACTGACTTGCGAACTCAAGTTCGCTTCAACAATCCTTCCATACCTATCACAACCTTGATTCTTACACCTACCTGCCATTGTCCTCTCTCCACAAGATGAACAGTCAAAAGGCTCCCTATGAACAATAGACCGCCCTCTCTCTTCAATCATCTCATACAGATCATCTCCAACCAGAATAAGTCCATTGTCGAATTCAACCTTCATCCAAACACCTCGTTAAAAGCTGCCTTGAAACACTCAAGATCATCCACTGGGTCACCAAGATACCCATGAGTAAAGCTTCCAGCCTTAGCACCATCCTTGTACAGAGTATGCTCCATTTCACAATCTTCCATTATGAGCTTCATACTGCCGATATGATACCCGTGCTTCTCTGCATAATCCATCATGTAACCATTCAACTTGGCCATTTCATATGGGGTCACCAGTCTAGGCTTTATAGCATCCATCTTTATTCACCGACCTTAATTCCAGATATCTCCAAACGAATCCCGTCCAGATTTGCATCCAACATCTCAGCCGTATCCCACTCATCACCTCACCTATCGCATACGTACGAAATATTCTTGCACTTCAATTCAGCATAAACACATGTCAACTCTCCCGCCTCAATAACAACCTCAGACTCTGTCAAAACGCCATTGCCTCCACAGCAACATTTCTCATACCACTCAGCCATTTATCCCCGCTTCTGCGAACTTGAGTTCGCCATTTCAGTTCTCTCATATGGACAATCTTTGTCTATACCACTCTCAACTACATCCCTTGCCAACACAGTACACCAACAGCTCCATTTAGAGACCACGCACAATGGACAGCTACAGCAATTGCTCACCACCATCTTGATCTCTACAAACTCAGTCATCTTTCCTGGCAACCTCACACTCAAACGTTTGATACTCAATATCCTCGTCTACACATCGCAAATAAGCCTCGACAAACCGTCTTGCATCGACCTTGTTCCCTGGAAGCTCTATCCGTCCCTCCCTCGTCCCCTTGGCCTGAACAATGGCCCTTCCTGGCGTACTGGCGTCTCTTTCAAAATTATAACTATCAGTCTCAACTCTTATTCTCTTTCCTACATTCACCAACAAACCAACCTCCTACTTTATCCTTATTGACACCTTACGAGATTCCTCCTCGAACCGATCAAGCTCATCAAGAAACTCACCAAAACCAGCAATCTCATCCTCTGAATCAACCAAAAACCAACTTGGCCCAGGCCCCTTAGAATCAATCTCCTTAGAAATCTTTGCCAACTTTTCCGTGTCAATCTTCATACGTACTCCGTATCTATAGTAATATTCAAACCACGAGACCTCTCAGCAAACCACTCATCTAGTGACTCAAGCCTCTCTAACGTTTCAGCAACACTAAACTCAGTCTGGATATACACTACAAGCTCGTCACCTAACCGTCTCAAATTAAGACCAACATCACCAAAAAGCTTTTTCACCCTAGGCTCAATTTCAAGAATCAACTCAAGATCTTCATTGCAAAAACCAGAATACCATGGAACGTCATCCATTTGATCGACAGTCAAACTGTATTTCGACTCAACCCTCCCTATCAAGGCACAACTTGACATAACCATAGAACACGCCTTAATAAGCGACACAATTCTTACTGTAGGCCTCTTCCTGACAAGCTTCAGTGCACCAACAAGTATCTCCTCGGCCTCTGCCTTATTCCTTCCAACAACAATATCAGCAATAAGTCCCTTCATATCCTCTTTGCCTATATGCTTGTACACATACCCACACTCACACAACACTTCCCAACATTTTGGACAACTAGCCATCGACATTTCTTACCACCTCTCAACTATTCAACAGGCACCTCTGCCTGTACATCTATCACCTGACCTTCTTGGCTCTCCGTCTTACCCCTCAACATAGCCACGTCCTGAGCCCTCTGCAGGCACGCCAGGACCCTTGCCCTGCTCACCGGATTAGACATAGCCCTCTGTGCCCCATCACCGTATTTGTCGCCAATCTCAGCTAACCTCTCAGCCGTCACACTCAACGTGCCTAGATCCCTAGACCCATTGATACCAAGATCCATCTTTATGGAGTGCATCTTATGAATCAGGTTCATGATCGCCGTTGCATTCTTCAGAAACTCAGGATCCGCATACCCAGTCATCTGAAAATCTGCGTTGATCACGTCAAACCGAAACTTCAAAGCGTCATACAGATCATCCAGACGCTTAAGCTCCTCCAACTTATCTGTATATTGCTTCTTTGCTGAAATGATAATGTGAGGCTGTCGAGTTACCAGCACATCTTTGGGTAAAAGCTCCCTTCGATAATAGCTGAGCATCTCTATCAGGGATCCCCTTTTAACGTCCTTGCTCTCACCCTGCTCCCAAATGAACTTAGCAACAGCTGGTGCTGGGTAACCATGACTCAGCATCTCATGCACTTGTTGAAAACACCTCAGGTTTTTTATACGATTGTGTCTACCAGGCTTTGCCCTCTTATTTGCCATCTATCAGCTCCAACCTCGCGAACTCAAGTTCGCAGCATACAACATGCACATCCGTGCTGTCACCAGTATATGACAGACTGCATGTATACTGCAAATATTATTCTCACCAAGGTCAAAGCCAATAAACAAACCCTTCTTTACTGATCATCACATATCCAATCCAAGCTTAGCCCTCATCCATGAATCATGCCTGTCACTTTCTCCACAACCATTCCAAAGACATTTAAGCGGGCCTATATACGTCTCAATCCAATGCCAATCAATAGTCAACTACATTCCAAACTCGTCAACCACGAACCTTCGATCACCATCCTCAAACAATGGCATATTGAAATACCGGCCAATAGGCTTTGACCTTACATCCATTGACTGAAACTTGTCTAGCTTACTGATCATCAACGGCCACCATCTGCTACCTCAATTACAGCGTCAACAAACTTGTCACATGCGAACTCAGCATCAGAAGGACCCAAATCCCCATGCTCTTCCTCCATCCTATCTTTTATCGATGACAACTGCTCAAGGCTAAGCCCCAATGCTTCCTGCAACTTAATGTGCACCTGCTCACTTGCAGCAA